AGCGCGACCTTTTGCTTCCACAACGGTCTTCTCGATGCTGAATCCCATCTGACGGAAAGCAGCAGCAGGGTCAGAACCAGCTTGCTCCAGACTTTGGGTGCCCATGCCTTCGAGGCCGTTGGTGGAGCCGTCTTGGGCGATAGAAGGATCGTAACCAGTTTGGTCAGCGGAGGACAGCAGACCGGGGTTCTGAGCGGCGAGGGTGTCACCAGTGGTGGCGCCAGTGTCAGCAGAGAACGTGGGGTTCGCTTCGTTGAACAGTGCTTCGTTACCAGCCTGACCATCATACAATGCACGCATTGCGAAGATGAGTCCGGTAGGACCGGTCATAGGTTGAACGCCACAGATGTCGTATGCCATCAGGTTAGGCATAGCACGGCGGATCAGGCCGATCATCACGGGGTCGAAACCAGCAACAGGGCCAGCATCGGTAGCAGCGTTGGTGTAACCACCGTTACCGGCGGCGTTGGTGGGAGATGCGGGTGCTTCAGTCAGGAGGCCAGTTTGACCGCCGAGAACAGCCTGCTCACGCATAAATGCTTCTTGGTTTTCGAGAAGTTGAGCGGTGACAGCGGCGCGGTAAGAGTCTTTGATCTCGGGGAGATCTTGATGACCCAGAACGGGCGCCCACTTTTCGGTAAGATGTTGTGACATTGTCTTAGTTAATTAAAAGGGGTTTGCGTTTGGACAAATAAAATCAGCGGTTGATGCGACCAAGACCGCGAACATATGCAGCCATGGTTCCAGACATAGTGTCTTCAACCGTAGGTGCCAGTGCTTCTGCACTCTCAGAAAGCATTTCGCCGGTATCTGCAGGAGCAGACTCAACGAACGATTCCTTCAGAATGTTAAGCTTCTGACGGAAAGTGGACTCACTTTCAAACTGAACGGACTCGGCGAGACCAGCGAGTTTCTCCTTAGCGGTTTCAGACAGATCCCAAGAAACGTCGGCGAGGATACCCTCACGTTGGTAACCGGACATCTTAGCATTCAGAGAGACGTTTGCCTCGATTTGCTCGTTGAGTTTGTCTTCCATATCATCAAGTTTGGAGACCATCGATTCGAAGATGTCATACTTCTCATCGGGAAGGGTGACATAATGGTCTTCAAAGAGGCTCTTAAGACCGCCCATGAACGACTCGGAGAGTTCGTTACGGATACCGTTCTCAACAACCAGTTTGTTCTCCTCAAGCCACTGACCAGCAGTGTAGTTCAGGAATGCTTCGACTTTCTCTGCGATCTCAGCAATCTCTGACTCGAAACGAGCGGAGAATTCTTCTTCCAACCTGGCAGTTTCCAGTTGGAGCTTTTGGTTCAGGGCACCTTCAAAGATGACCTTTGCCTTGAGAGTGAACTCCTCATCAGCAGACAACGCTTCAGAGAGTTCGTCGAGGTGAGCAGCTGCAGCACGGTCGATCTCGACGTGCTCATAACTTGCTTGCTTACCAAGCTTCTCGGGACCGGGGTTGCTGTTTCCAGTGGAACCAGGACCTTCGTTACCGGGAAGAACGCTAGGACTTACAGAAGGCATCGCATCCTTCTTGCCCGCCTTGGCGTTAACAACCGACTTAGACTCGGTCGCGCCTTTACCAGCATCCAGCTTAGCGCTGTCGCCTTCGGGTTTGTAATCTTGGGGGGTAGGACCGCCGAGGTCCTCTTTGCTTTGACCGGGAACAACCGAAGTCTCTACGGAGTGCATACCCTCGTTGGGTGCTGCTTTGGCGTTCACGGCAGTCTTTGATTGTGCCATGGTTGATAACGTTGCGTTTGAACTATTTATCACTATTATTTAGTGATTGATTTCGTTAGGGATGGATTTCTTACGGAAAACTCAACCCATAAGGAGGTCGTGGAAACCTTCCAGGATTGCCTCGTTGAGGCGATGTGCGGGTGCATTGTCAATGGTTTGCTTCACTCGCTCAATGTCAATTTCTTTGAGAAGTCCGTTCTCATAAATCCATTCCTTGCCTTCCATAATACCTTGCACAAAAGCATCAGGGGCAGAGGGATCAGCGACGATGTCGGCAGCAGTAGCAAGGTGGAAGTCTTCTCCCACATAGTTGACACCTTCGCGCTGAACCAGTGAACCCATACCACGAGAAGAAACACCAAGGGTTACACCGTCACCCAAAAGACCTGAAGCGATCTTACCCATGGGGGTGTTCAGAATCTTTGCTTTACCGATGAAGTTGGATCCATCTTGATAAAGTTCGGTGATGTTGTGTGAGACTCGGTCAAGATTGATGGTGGGACCATCTGGGTGGCCAAGTTCCCCAAGAGCACGACCACGAGAAATGAAATTCTCATGATAACGCGCAACCTCTTTAGCGAGAACGCGGGATTCATAAATGCGACCATTACGGTTCTTAATGTCACCTTGTAGGAAGGGACCTTTGATGTAGAAAGTCTTCTTACCTTCGTTCTCCTCAACGAGGAGTTCAACGGCTTCGATTTCTTCTCGGATAAGTTTCATGATACTCCTTATTCGGAATCAGTGGTGTCGATTTCTTCACCTTCACCCGTCTCACCAGTCACACCAGAGAAGTATGCAGCGGCAACATCGGGTTTGATCTCATTGACAGCAGAATAAGAGCGGGACAGAAGTTCAGTATTGAGAACTTCACCCGCTTCAGTGTTCCTACCCTGAACAATCAAATCGATCAGTTCAGTAACTCTAGACATAATAAAAGAACGACTTTACCTTTTTATTTAGCGTAGTCTCTATTTGTCTTTTGCGGCAAACAGTTTAGTGATGTCAGTTTGCGGATCACCACTGAGATCTAGGTCACCTTCGGGTGGCATTCCCTCCTCAACTGGTTGCTCCTGTGGCATCTCCTCAGGTGGAACTTCTCCGCCTTCTTCAGGTGCACCTTCCATGCCAGCATTAGGATCGGGGATAATACCGACATTGCGCTCATATGCAATTTGCTTATCGGTTTCATCAATCTGACCATCAGTCTGACCGAGGATGTCGTGACGGATTTGATAGGTAGAGAAATACTTACCAATGTAAGGTTCACACATCTGAGCAACCTGCAGTTTATTCTGCAGCATCTCCATGTCCTTCAGTTCGGAGAAGTGGTTGTCATAGACGTAGTCGAACTGGATGTGCTCCTTCATCTGGTCATACTCTTTGGGAGTAACGACACCTTTCAGGACCAACTGAGTCTTCAGGATGTCAACGAACAAATGGGAGAACTTCTTGCGCATGCGACCAACGAACTTGGAGAACTTAATCTCGTCGCGCAGGGTGTCGTCAGACTTACCAATCTGGAATCCACCGCCACCTTCACCCATACGTCCAACAGGAACGTTGAGTGACTTGTAGAGTTTGCTTTGGAAGTATTCCAGGTCAGCGAGCTCGCCGAGGTTCTGACCACCAGGGAGTGTGGTAACTTCAGTACCACGACCACCTTCACGGCGGGGAAGCCAGTAGTCTTCCAGCATAGACATCTGCTTCTTGCTGTCCTTGATCTCACCAGTTGCCTGGTCATAAGAGATCTTGGTGCGGTAACGACCCATAACATCTCGGAGGTATGCCTCTGCTTTCTGTTTGGGTAGGTTACCAACGTCAATGTAGAACAGACGACGCTCAGGTGCACGCGCCATACGGTAGATAACGATGCTATCTTCCATCCAGCGCAGTTGGTTCAGCGACTTAATTGCCTTGTTGAGGTATGAAAGAACCTGACCGGTGTTACCGTCAACCAGACCAGAGGTAACATAGGTTACAGCGTCCTTAGCAATCTTGACGGTTTGACTCTGTGTGCCACCACCATAACCACCGGTTTGCCCCATGTAGTTAATACCGCGCTTATTATAGAGGAAGTACTCCTCAATGCGGTTGGGGAATTCATTCTGACCCATACCAACCACGGCCGAGTCGCGGGAAGAATACGTAGCAGCATCACTGCGGAGTGCGGGTTGGTTGCGATGGTTCTTATACTCACGAATGGGTTTACACTTCAGCGCATCGATGTTGCGAATATCGGTGATGCCTCGCTCTGGATGGTTTAGGTCGATAACCTTATGGTAGAAGAGACGGCCGTCAACATACCAACGGCGGAACATCTCATGTGCCTTATTATCGAAGTCCAGAAGATGTAGGATGTATGAGAACTCCTCGCGGATAATGTTCTTAATACGATCCGACACATCCAGATTGGTAAGGTCGATGTTCACCGCAGAATCGTTATTATCGGAAACGATCGCCTCGTTGATGATATCCTCAATAGCACTATCCACTTCGGGGTGGAGTGCCATTGCGCGATAACGACGGATTAGTTCATAATCTTTGGTGGTGGAACCTTCGTTAAGGTTAACACCATACCCATAAAGACCACCAGCAGCAACCGCAACGCCATCATCGGCGTTAGGTGGCACGGGCGACATCTTTTTAATTTGTTCTGGATCCTCTTTGTAACTAAAACCAAAGAGATTTCCTTGCTGGTTGGGAATCACAGTAATCTTCACAAGGTCGGTATGTGATTATTTAGGCATGAAAAAAGGGGGTCGTTTTGACCCCCTGATGGTAAGTATTAAGTTGTATCAGGAAACGATTTCGTTCAGGTTGGCGGAAGGATCGCGTGCGACTGCGGAGGTGTAAGGATCTCCACTGTCAGCGGCGCTCCAGTACTGGACGTTGAACTGAACTTCGTACTCTTCGACGGTGTCGGTGCTGTTGAAGTCCAGACCAATTTCACCGATGAGTGCGGGCCAGATGCCTTCAAAGCGATAAGCGCGAAGTTGCTGACCATCACGATCGAGTTGGCGAACGATGGCGGAAGCGAAGTAATCGTTCAGAGTGTTGGAACCCAGAGCATAGTTATGGTTCTGGATGCGCTCAGACCACTCCTCGAAAGCCTTACGAAGACCGAAAGACACATCGTTGACGACGGTGATGTTCCAATCTGCAAATGTGCGATCACCGGAAACCTTAAGTTGGCGACCACGGAAAGGAACGTTGATCACGCCAACGTTGGATGCAGGCAGAGCAGCTGCCTTGATGAGGAACGTACCCTCGTTTGTGGCGAGAGTGGGATCAGGAACGACAGTCTCGGGGAAAGTCATTTCCACCTCAAACATGGTGGGGCGAACCCCACCACCCTGAAGCACTGCCTTGAAATCTTCAATAGAACGTTGTGACATTGTATTTTACCTTAGGGTGATGGGGAACGATCAGGAGCCGCGGAAGAGACCGACAGACTCGTCGAAGGTCACGCCCGTCTTGGTGGCGATAAAGTTCAACGTGATGAAGTTAATCGACTTGGAAGGTTTGATGTAGATGTCAGCAATGAACTCGTTGCGGTCAATGACCTCAGGAGTATTGTTGGTCTGGTCACAAACAACCAGGAAGTCGTACATACCACGCTTTGCTTGAACGTCACGCAAGAATGGGTTGACATTGTTCTTGAACAGCGAACGAGTAACATCGTCGTTGAACTCAAACAGACTGGTGCGAGCGATCTTGGCGATCTCCTTCTCGATAACGAGGAAGAGTTTACGCACGTTGATGCGGTCGAACGCAGAGGAGTAACCCAGAGCAGTCTTGTCACCGAAGAGGATGGTGCCTTCACCAGGGAAGGAGACAACGGGGTTAACGCGAGCGGGGTACAGTTCGTCACGCTGCTTTTGTGTGGGGTTGTAAGGCAGTTTGACGACGTTGCGGATTTGTCCACGGGACAGACCAGCAGGAGAGTACCA